TATCTGAGGTTTGTTGACGGCTGATAGAGCCACCATTGGATTCCCCAGAACTGGGATGGGGATGGGTCAACCGAAATGATGGAGATTACTGGTGGTGCGAGTCCTTCAGGGATTTGTCCTGGTAGACGGTCGTTATCGATGCAACCTTGGTAGAGAACACCGTCGTCTCCTAGCCCGCCTGTTATCCATGTTCGCGATATTAGGTTTGTATCTGACGCATCATCTTCTTGTTGATATACAACCTTAAACGTTCTTGGGTTCGAGTACCGAATGTACGACAAATCTTTCCAAGAGAGACGCTGAGGGTCAAGTAGCGGACCTTTAGGGTACGGTTTGGAGTCGAATCGTCTGCTTTTTGGACCATCATCCAGTTCAGGATAATACGCTTTGTACACAATGTGTTTGTATTTAGAGGATTTGACTGGTTCCATAGCGTTCACTGCTTCTGGGGTGGTCATGTCCATGCCGTCGTAGTCTTCATCGTCAAGGTCGTACGTGATTTTGTTGAGGCAATGGGCGTAAAGGTCGCCTGAACCCAGTCTTTGACCGACCACAGCCAGTAATCCTGATGGGTCGACACGGGCTTCGGCTACTTGGTCCCAACGTTCCAACAGTTTGTCACGAGTGTTGCCTTCACGGGCGTTATCTACAGAGGCAACGTCGTCGAAGAGGCATAGGTCGGCACGGTGTCCAATGTATTCTGAGTCAATACCATAGGCACGTACGGTTGGTTCTTTGTTGTCTAGCCCGTTTCCGTCTAGTTGTTCCACTACAAACTCTTCTGCACGCCACAAAGCGCCTTTGTCGGAGGGTTTGAACCTGCCGTAGTCCACAGACAGGCATCCTTCAGCGTCAACTGCTAATCCTTTGCGAACTATTTCTGGGTCTGGCTGGATTGGTTGCTGGCGTTCCAGGGTTTCTCGGATTCGGCGACTGTATTGTTTTGCCATTGCTTGTGAAATGGAGCCAATCATCACTCGGATGGCACGGTTGCGTACGATTGCCCATACTGCAACATCGTGGAACAGGGTGGATTTTCCTGCTCCTGGTGGGACGTTTAGTACAACGAATTCTTTTTCGGGGTGTTCCAACATTTCTACAAGTTTGAGGGCTGCCTCTACTTGCCACGGGGAAGGTACCCGTCCTAGGTAGTGTTTGCGGAAGAAGTCGAAGTCGTCTAATCCTCGTTGAGCGTTTTCGCAGAGACGGTGATGGGGGATGGCTGGGAGAAGGTTATTCGCTTCATCCAGGTCTTGTTCATATTGGCGGTGTTGTGCTCCGCCTTCACGGGATTTGGTTTTAGTAACGGCGAGTACGGCTGCGTCTAGTTTGGCTTTGGCTGCTTTGGATTGGGCTAACCAGCGTGACCCTGTGTTGATGTGTACGCCTGAGATGCGGGATGCTTCGGTGATTGATGAGCCTGCTGCTATGGCTGCGAAGAATCGTTGTTTGTCTTCTGGTGCTACTTTTCGTTTGGTTCCCATACAGGGATTACCTTACTTCTTTTTGTCTTTGTTGCTACCAATCAGATAACCGACAAGTGCTCCTGCGCCAGCGCCACCTGCACCACCTATTTTGATACCAGTTTTTGCTGCCAGCGAAGAGTATGCTCCAATTTTGGATGCTTCTTTTTGGGCGCGGGTAACTTGTCCCTTGATGGTTCCTTCCATTTGGGATGTGGTGCGGGATGGTGTGACACGGAATGTTGATGTTCCTTCAGAAACTCCACCAGGGGTGACAACGGTTCCACGGGTTCCTTTGATTTGGTTGCCAGGGTTCAAAGGCATTTTAGAAATTCTGTTCATGGATGCGTCGAAAGCGCTATCTGCCATTGACCGCCCGATGCGGTTGGATGGTTGTGTTACAACTTTGTTTACGGCGGAACGTACACCTGATTGGATTGCAGGGTTTCCCATGCCTGTGGCAAGGCTAACGATTCCTACTTCTAATGCCATGCCAGCCTTTTCTTTGGTGGACATGTTGATGAGCGCAGTACGTTGCTTTTGGAAGGCTTGTGCGTTGGCGATTGCTGTGTCTATTTTGGTGCGTTTTTGGGCTAGGTGTTCTTTAGGTTTTGTGTTTCCCATTGGTTGTTTGCGGGCTGCGTGTTCTTTGTAGTCTGCTAGTGATGCGTTTGGGTCTGGACGATTAAATGCCATAACGTACTACCTTATACGACTGAAGGGTTGTTTTTGTTGTACTTCTTAGATGCTCGTTCTCTCAACAATCTTTCAAGAGCCTTTTCTCTGGTTGAGTCACGCAAAGGTGCACCCGCAAGTTTAAGTTCTCTTGCCAATTGGTTTTTGAAATCGCCGCCCGCAACAGGAACCTTTGCAACAATTCTTGCTGGGCTTTTAGAAAGAACCCAAGGAGGATTTTTGGGGTCAAGAGGGTTCCCTTTTGCCGCCATCTGGTTAACTAAACCAGCATTGCTTTCTTGATACTCCAAGTTTTTCAAACTTTTTTTAGGAAACTTCGCGATGATTGCCCCACCTTTTGGACCTGTGTACTGCTTGACGCTTCCTTCGAGGTAGTCGGCGCTGCCGCTTCCTTTAAATTGTGGGTTGTATCCGAACACAACTTTTTCGGTTGGGGAGCCAGGGCTTCCTGCTTTTGGCATCAACTTGTTTCCAATCAACTTTTCAAAATCTGGTGTTCCATGAACAAGAACTTGTTGACCTGTGACTTTGTTGCTGATTCGGGCTGGTAGACCAGTGCTAACCACGGCACCAACGCCTCTTTGTAGGGCTTTCCCTGTGCCGTAACTGATAACTTCGGATGCTATTTGTAGTCCAGCAATTTTTGCTTGCTGTGTTACTGCTGCTTTGTAACCTTTGTTTTGGTAGGTTGCTGCACCTTTTGCTGCGGTTTGGGCGGCTATACCTAACGGTGTTGATTTGACTACGTTGAGCAGGTTGTTTGCTGCACGTTGCGGGGTGTTGAGTACAACTTTTTTAAAATCTGCAAGGTTGGAACCTGAAGTGTCAGCCACCGCTTTTTGTGCGACGGGTTTACGTGATTGGTTCTCTTTTGCTTTAGGGTCTTTCCTTGATGCCATCAGTTAACCTTACTTGTTTCTGCGGGCTTTGATTGGACTGAAAGTAAATTTCTTGTCTGACTGTATTGCTTGTTGGATTTGCTTGGAAAGGGGTGAAAAGTTTTGTGTTGTTTCCCATGCTCCCTCCATGCTGTCAAAAGTCTTTTTCGTATAGTTACCCATAGGGAACTCTTTAACTACTTTCATTGCCTTGCTGGACATTTGTTCCATGCTTAACCCTGTTGCCATAAAGGCATCAGAACCAGAAACAGCCTTACTGGTATCAACAGTGTTTGGAAGAATGTTTTTTGCTTTGGTTTTCACCACATAGAGTGAGCCTGTTCCGCTACCAGCGCGCTGCGCGTAATCTGTAGATGACAAAATGGTGGCTGGGTCTGGCTTGTAACTGAACACTTTTGGTGATGTTACTGATTGGTCCTTGCCAAGCATCTTTGAAATGTTTGTATTGTAACTTTGTGTGTTTCGTCCTGTTTGCGGAACAATTTTTGACAACCCAGTTGTTGGGCTTCCGTGCACTCCGTAATACATTTTTTGAGAGTTTGAAACAGTTTGTATTCCCTTGCCAATGGCTTTTCCTGCGCCGTATCCTGCGCCAGCAGCCAACAAGTTGATTCCAGCCTGTTTCGCTAAAGCACCTCGACCTTTGGCACCAGCACTTATCATGCCACCTGCAAGTGATTGGTCTAACAGTTTTGCGCCTTCACGGATAACGGCTTTAGTGGTGGTCACTTGTGATAGTTCACCAGGTTTTGTTGATTGCCAGGGTGCTGTAAGGTTTTTGATTCCACCAACAATGTCTTCTGCGATACCTTTAGGTTTTGCTACAGATGCTTTATAATCTGCAAGCGAACCAGTGAAGTTTGGTTTAGCAGGTTTCTTCGATGGCATGTTGTAAGAGTAACATAATGTCTGCTATCATCTAACCAACTTCATCAAGACCCTCATGTCGGGAAGACACAGGGCACCCAAGGTCGTACACCTGTTGCATGGTGCGGGACGTAAACAGGGGAACCTGGGTAGGTATCTATTCTTTGAAATAGGTAAGCAGCGTGATGAACGTCATCTCATCAAATTAAAGGTGTCGGCTTGAATTAGCCACGGCAGCCTTCTGCGGGTGCGGGAAATGTGGGGGAGGGCATCTTACTGTTTCAGGTTTGTTGTTGTTTAGTTTTAATGAT